GTAACCCTTGCGGTTACGGGACTTTTCTTTGGTCCGAGTGACTGGAATCGAACCAGCGGCCTCTTGAACCCCATTCAGAACCCCAAGCGCGGAAGTTTGATTTTTCGACACTTATCGCAATAAATCAGCACTTTTTAGATTATAATAATTGCAATAGTGCCGAAAGGTGCTGAAAAGTTTTCTCGGGTTACACTCATGGTTACACCCATTTATGCTTCGAGTTTCCGCATGACGCTGTTGTACACGCGCTCGTTGACGATTTTAAGGCTGTCCATCAGCTCGTCCATAACCTCCCACGCTCTTGCCGGAGCCATGTCAGAGACGGCCTGCAAAAAATCGCTGTCGCCGTAGCTGCCTACTTTTTCAGACGCATAGGCTTTGACCGGCGCCGGAGCTGCCGAGTAAAGCATCGGCCTTTCCGGTTCTTTGGGCGCGTTTTGATTTTGGATGATGTACAGCGCCGCCAGCTTCTGGTAATTGGGCCAGCTCGATTCCTCCGTCTCAAGCCGCGATATCCACAGCCTGACCTCGTTTTCGTCTACCACGGGGTTGCACCCCCTTTATTCCTCCATCAGGCTCGCGGCACGCCGCAGCGCTTCCTTTACGCGGTCGTCGTCCGTCTCGCGCATCATGTCGTTGATCTGCTCGCGCAGGTGCTCCATGCTGTCGGCGCGGCTGTAGTGCCCGCGAACGTAATGCGTGCCGCGGCGAGCATAGGAGCTGCCCCTCCCGTAAGTGCCGCGCATATCGGCCTGCCAGTCGCCGCCGCGAGAATAATCACCGTCGCGGGAATAATCGCCATCACGAAAATAGCGACGCGAATAGTCTCCGTCGCGAGAGTAACCGTCGTCCTCCATCATCTCGATCTTGTCGATGTTCTTGATGGTGTCGGTCAGCTTGTGCGCGATCTCAAGGTCGCCCGCGCCCAGATCGCCCTTGCGCGCCAGCTCGTCGAGTTCTTCGCAAAGCATATTGCGCAGATCATACATTGCTTTCTTACTCATGTCCATTCTCCTTTCACGCGATTCTCTCAACCGTCAGGTTCGAGTTGGCGAAGTTGACGGCCTGAGTGCTGGTGTTTTCCATTGCGACCGTCAGGCAGCAACCTTTCGGGACGCAGACCTGCGCGGAAACATAAATGTTAAAGTAGTTCTCTACCGCCGCAGGCGTGACGGTAGCCGTTGCACTGGTCAGCGGTTCTCCGTTGATGGCAAGCGCCGCCGTGATGGCCTCAACCGTGCCTCCGGTGGGAATAGCGATGTTGCCGCCAAAGGAGACCCGAAACAGAGCGCGGTTTTGATTGGTGATGCCGCGCAGCGTGACAATGCCCGCGCCCTGGCGATGCACGATACAGGGCTTGCTATTGACCGCCGTTTCGGTCAAGGGAACGTTCTGGCCTGCGGCTACGCTCACAATATTCGCGTTTGTGTACTCTGCCAAAATAATCAGTCCTTTCATATGCCTCGAAATCGAGGCAATTAAAATACAGCGGCGAGGCAATAGCCCCGCCGCGTTGTTGTCAGTATCGGCACGGGGCCGAACATTTTGTTGACGTCAACAAAACATCGCCAACAAAAAGCTATGCTATGCAGTTGTCAGCAGCCGCAACAGGCAAACTGGTTGCAGCAATAGGGGTTCTGCACCGTGTAGGCCGGAATGGGAGAGGGGCGCAACTGCGAGACCAGATAGCTGTTCTGCGCCGCCTGGCTTGCCGCCAGCTTCAAACCCTGGTTCTCGGCCTGGAGGTCAGAGAGCTTGCTCTGCGTCAGGAAGTCGAGGATGGCGCGGCTGTTCTGGTTGTTCGCGTCAATGATGTCGCGCGTGGCGTTCTGCACGGTGTTGCGCGTGTCGCACGCCTGCGCCGCCATGTCGTAGCGCACCTGGGCGATAGCTGCACGGTTTTCGCAGCAACAATTAGCGGCCTGCATCTGCATGGCGTTGAGTTGCTGCATGAGCGCCGCCTGCTGGTTGCTGCGGGAAAGCTCGGCCTGTGCAAAGCCGTTTGCCATCGCCATGTTGGTGCCGTTGACAAGCTGCGCCTGCTGGTAAAACCCGTCGCAAAGGCCCTGATTTACACTGTCGATCTTGCGCTCGACATTGGCAAAATCAGAGGTCAGCACATAGCCGTCGACCACGCCGCCGGAATTGCCAGCGTTGTTGCCCCAGCCGCCATTTCCCCAACCAAGAAATGCGAAAAGGAACAAGATAATAATAAACCAGCTGCCTTCTCCGCCCCAGCCGAAGCCGCCGTTGCTGGAATTTACGGGCGCAACAGGCATAGTGGCCTGAACGCCGCCGTCAGAAAGAGACATAGTATCACTCCTTTGAAAAATTTTTATTCATCAAATCGTGGCCACGATGTTGATTTATGTTGATGATTACTGCATCAGGCTTTGAAACTGCTTTGCCATCTGCTGTAGCTGATTGAGTTGCTGCTGGTTGAGTTTACCGCTCTGCAAAAGCTTTTCGACCTCCGCTTTGGGGTCGCCATGAAAATTTGCCTTGAATTGCTGGAACTGCTGCATCATGCGCTGGAACTGGCCTACCGGTCCGGGCATTTGCCCGCCGCCAAGCGCGGTCATAAAGGGATTACTCATCGTCCTCGTCCTCCTCGATCTTGCGCTTCTTCTTGCCCTTTATTTCGCCCACAAGCGCCGCCAGACGGTCGAATTCCTCGCGTGTGACAAATTCCACTCCCGGCTTTTGCGACGCGTTAGAGGCCGTTTCTATGCGCTCTACGAGGTCATAAATCTTGAGCGTTGGCTTGCCGCTTGCGTCGGACTGCTTGAGGTACACGGTGGGGGCGGTGGAATCCCACAACGCTACGGCAGAGTTGGGCGCGATCAGGTAGCCTCTCGCTTCCTGCTCGCTGCTCACCCACTGCACGCCGCCGGTCGCGACAGGATTTTGCGGCACGGGAGGCGGAGCGGGCTGCATCATCTGCTGCTGCCGCATCTGCATAAGGTTATCCGGCATCGGCTGTGGATAATAAGGGTTTTGATAGTACGGATTAAAAGCCATGTCATTCAGTCTCCTTTACCCAAAAATAAATCACAGTCTCATTGCTGCTGTCCCACGAATCAAAGATCGTCCCGTCCTGCACGCACACCACATGACCGGACAGGGCTAAAATATATGTGCCTGCCGGATGCTCGTCCGCAAACTGCCCGACGGTATAGCACAGCGGGCAGGAGTCCGGAACGATGTATCGCCGATAGCCAAGGGAGTGCAGATACGCGCCCCAGGTCGCATTGGCCGACGGCATGTCACCGTCTAAGTAGCCTTGTATGGCAAGCGCGAGATACGTTTCACCCCAGTCTTTCCCGGTCGCTTTGGAGATCGCCCGGACGGTGCAGTCGCCCACGTTCTTACCATAAGGCGACGGATTATAATAGCTATACATGCAGCAGCTCCGCGAAATAAACATAGGTGCGCAGCTCGTCCGGCTCGGGGAACAGCACCAAAATATCCCTCGCCATCTGCTCGGTGAATCCCAATGCCAAAAGCCGTTCGTACATACAGCGCACCTCCTTTTCTGCCCCTATGGTACAAGAAAACCCCTTTCCCAAAGTGCCGGAAAAGGGGATGAAAAGTGTACGGCGAAATTTGTCGAACGATTGCGCTTGCAGATTCTGACGGAATATGCTATTTTTGTCACGACGTGCTCCATGCGTCATTCATACCCCCCCATAAAGGAAAAGAGCCTCACCGTTTGGTGAAGCTCTTTTCCTATTCAAAGACTTCCGATGCGATTTTGTGGTACGCCTTTCGGCGATACTTTTTGACCGTATCCGGCGACAGGTTCATTTCAAATGCCACCTGTACGCAGGAGCGGCCCCGCACGTCGCACTCGACGAGGCACGCCATTTCGTCGGGCGGAAGCTCAAAGGACCGAATGTATGCCACGGCCCGCCGCGGGGCCATAGAGGATAATTTTGCGCGGATCGCTCGGTGCTGCTTGTCCATGCTGTGCGCCGGGGCTTGCAGAGCGCTCACGCGAGGGGAGGCATGCCTCCCGCCCGTTTTCCTTTCGTTATTTTAGAATTTTTCCGAGGTATGCGTAAACATATTCCCCCCACGCCCTTTGCGTCGCGGGGCCGAACGAGTTGTCCACATCCAGCGCGTAGCCGCAGGCGTTTAGGAACTCTTGCAGCTTCCCGACCGCCTCGCCCTTGTCGCCGCGCACAAGCACGGTCTTGTCCGCTGGATATTTCGGCACGCCAAAGCCGCGGATATAGCACCCGTTGACGGGGATGACGCGGTACGCGCACTCATGGGTTTTGCCCTTGTTCCCCTCGAACACCGTGAAGCTCTGCCCGTCGCAGGCGGTCACGATGCCCGTGTGGTTGGGCGCGCCCGTGCAGTCCGTGAGGGCGTAGTCCTTGCGGTCGTTCCAGTGGTAAAACACCTGCTCGCCGACCGTTGGGATGTGCGCGTCGTCCTCGATCCATTGGCCGCGCGCCTGATACCACCGCATCTGCTCGCCGCAGCTGCACTCGATGGGAATGACCTCTGTCAGGCCGCAGAGGATCGCCGCCGCGCTGACGGTCGCCGCGCAGTAGTCGTCGGTGTAGGTGAGCTTGTAGCCGCGCGGATGCGGGAGGTAGCTGTTGTAGGCGTCCACAATGCTCTTGTGCACCGCGTCGCCGCGCACCGCGCCCTCCCACGCGGTCAAGGTCTCAAGAAACCTCTTCATTTTTCTTCTTTTCGGTCTGGGTGCCGAAGTAGAAGGCGATGATGGTCGTGAAGATCGTCAAAAACTCCGTCCCGCTGATGCTGCCGCGCAAGGCAAGCACCGAGAAAACCGCCGTGAGCGCGATGGTCACGATGCTCTTGACCGTGAGAAGGTTTGCAAGTCGATTTTGCATTTTTGCCTCCTTTACAAAAACCGAACGGCATAGAATTGCCGCGTTTGTGTGTTGATTTTGTTACACGCGCCGTGGATGGCGGCGACGTGCCCGCCGTCGAGCATGACGGCGTGGGTGAGCTTGAGCTTGTCCCGACAAAAGGCGTTGACCTGCTGCGCGGTCATGCTGCGGCAGTAGACGCCGTAGAGCAGCCCGCCCTTGCAGCCGAGGACGGTGTGGTTGGTTTTGCGCAGCACGTCGCTGAACGCCCCTGTGAAGCCCTCTGCGGCAGGGTTATAATTGCCGAGCAATCCCATACCACCGACCGCCCACACGACGCCGCCCAGCGCCGCCGCCGAGGACACGCGGGCGATGCGCACCGCGCCGCCCGGGATCTTGTAGAGCACGCTCTCGGGCGTCGGGTAGTGACAGCTCATGCCGCGCACGACCTTGCCGCCGCGCACAAGAATGCTGCACGGCTGACCCTGCCAAGAAAAGCCCCCCGAGATCGCATTCTTCGGCAGCGGCCCGCTCATGTTGACAGGCTCGATGTCCCGCGCGAGGATGCAGGGCTGGCCGTACAGTTCGACGTTAAGGGGCCAGCAGTCCGCGCCGAGCTTGGCGGCGATGTCGCTCAAGGTCTGGTTGCCGATCCAGCCGTTGTCAAGCGCCCCAACGGCGCGCTGGATGGCCTTTATCATGCGGATTTCCTCCGAGGTTGAGCCCTTGACGTCTTTCATGACATTACCTCCCACTCGTCGATCTCGCTTTTGATGCGGTCAATGAAACTGTTTCCGCCGAGGGCCTTGTACCCGCGGTAGAGATAGAGAAAATCCTCCAGCTCGTACTGCCGGATGGTGCGGTCCTCCCTGTGGCGGTAGTAGGTGTGCAGCATATCGTGCCGGAGCTGGCATTTGAGCGCGTCGGTCAGCTTGTCCAGTCCAAGCAGCTTGTTGCGCAGCGGCTTGACGAGCATGGCGACCGCCGCGAGGATGACCGTCACCTCCGAGCACAGCGCCGCCAATTTTGATAAACTTTCCATAGGCGTTGTCTCTCTTTCCGGCGGCGCGAAAAAAGCCGCCTTGTCTTGCTTGACAAAGCGGCTTTAGGTGTGCTATATTTAGGCCAGTAAGAACGGCTGCCATTGCTGGTGGCGGTCGTCCCTCAGTGAGTTTATAGCTCGAAGGAAACGCCGCTTACCGCTATGGTGGGCGGTTATTTCTTATGTCTTGTGACCGTAAAGATCAGAGACGCAAGACCGATGAGCACAAGCGAATATGTGAACATATCAGCGTATGTAACCATCGCGCACCCCCTTTGCAGGAAGTGGACAACCTTGCCGTTCTTACCGGCAGGCGAATTATAGCACAGTCTGCCGCGCTTTGTCAATTTGCCGACCACCCGGGCGGCTTTTTTTACTTGTTCAGCTCCGCGAGCTTTTCCGCGATGTCCTCGGGGATGGCGCAGGTCGTCATCTTGACGCAGTAGCCGTCCTCGTCGTAGGTGAGCTTGTAGCAGGGGGCGACATAGATCTCCGTGCCGGCGCGGGAAAGGTCGCGCGCCATAACGGGCTGCACGATGCTGTTCTTGACGCCCGAGTTTTCGCTCAGGCCCGCGGGGGTATCGGTGACTTTGATGGGCTTGCCGTCGGATGCGATACGAGTAGTAGCCATAGTTTTGTTCTCCTTTTCTTTGTTCAAAATTTATTTATCAGCAGCGTATTTCTCGCCGGTGATCTCCTTGATGCTGGATTTTCTTCTGCTGACCATGATTCAGCTCGTCAAAAAGGTTTGCAGCGCGTTCCGCGTCTCCGCCACATGTTCGCGTGCGCGTTCGGCGTAGGTTTTCTTCATGTCACTTCTCCTCCATCAAAAGAATTTTCGCGGCGTGTTCTGCGTCCTCGAGCTGCGCCCGCAGAGGGCATGACATTTGGATTGAAGATTATGCCGCACCGCCTTTTGTGAAATGCGACGAAGCAACGTTAGGAGCTGCCCCCCGGATTTTAGCATGCTAAAGTTGTACATATTGCACTCCTTACTGTTTCACAGCGTTTGCCTGTAACCATGTGAGCAGGTCACCGGTCGGCGGCTCAAAAAATGTGATGGTGCGATATGCCTCGTTAACCCAATCGTCGGTGTTCCAAGCATTAATTGCGTCATAATATATACCGGAACCAGGAAAAAAGTTTCCGCGCACTTCAATTTTTTGAAAATTCGTAGAATTAGATTCGAAAGGAATCTCCATTGTTATTGAGCCGAACGCAAGGTCTGGGTATTGTTTGATAACCCACGTTTCCTCAAACTTCGCTTTCTTTCTCGGCAGATTGTAGATCACGACGCACCTCCTACGACAATGTTACATCCTCCACCATTTCCCACGTCACATACACCTTGAGATCCGCACTCGGCACGGTGTCGCAGACAAAGGTCACGGCATTCGCCGCCTGTGCAATGCACCACACGTTGGCGTCGCGATACGCGAGGACGCTGGACGGTGCGGGCGCAGGGAGCACGCGCACCGTCGCCTCGTCTGCAATGATGCCGTTTACGGTGACGGTCTGCTGGTTGGATGCGTCCCAGCCGGAGGCGGAGAGGGTGACGAGGCAGGACTTGGGCAGCTCGGCTTTGATAACGCCTGTGATCTTCTCCCCCGTGGCATTGTGGGCGGTGGCCCCGGACAAAAGCGTCTCCGGCGTTACGGTGTCCCCGGTCAGGTCGAGCAGGACCGTTCCGTCGCTGAGCTGGACTTTGTTGTTGGCCATGCCGTACCTCCTTAGCCGATGGTGACCGTCTTGCCTCCCTGCGCGTTGTCGGTGTAGGCAATCGGGATCGCCGCCACCGTGACGGAGCTGAGGCAGTTGTACCCCTCGTCGGGCAGAACCTCCTGCGAGGCAAATGTGGGCGTGACGCTCTTGGCCTGCGGCTTCATGCCCTCGCTGCCGGACATCGTGCCGAGCACGCCGAGGACGGTGATGCCCTCGCGGATGTTGGTGGGGATCAGCTTCGCCTCTTCGGCTGCGTCGATCTGAGCCTTGCCGCTTCCGTCGTGGTAGCCCTGGGGGATGGTGACCGGCTTGCCCTTTTCCGTGATATTGAGCGTCTTTGCCCCGTTGTTTGGCATGGTGCCAATGACCTTGCTGCCGGTGACATAGGCTGTCTTGCCAGCCAGAATTTCCGCCGCGCCTGCGGTGGCGTCGCCGGTGTCCGCGTCAAATTCGCAGGAGCCGGTAATGGGCGCACCGTCCTTGCCGTGCGCGGTAAAGCCCTTGAGGAGCTTGTCCGCGACCACGGTGTCCTGGGTGAGGTCCATGAGGACTTCGCCGCTCGAGAGTACGATTTTGCTGTTGTACTTTTCAGCCATTGAAAATACCTCCGATAAAAATTGTTTTTCCGCCCGAGGGGTTTTCCACACGGGCGACTGCAATGGGATCAACGGTCACATTGTCTTTCAGAATCTTGTCCTTTGTGGCAAGCTCCTGCGTCTCAAAGCTGGGCGTCACGGTATATGGGCCGTCATACGGCTCGCCGCCGCTGCCCCCGCGGATGGTGACGTCAAACGCTACCGAGAGCGCCGTTTTCTGCGTTAACTCAAACGTGACCATCAGATCACCTTCCTACTCAGCGCACGCTTGACGTCAAGGCGCTGCATTTCCGAGCCGATCACGTCGCCGCTCGGGAACTTCACGCGCACCTGCATGGGGCAGACGGTCGGCAGCCCGAAGGTCTCCGTCTGCGTGAGGGGAAAGTGAAATTTGCCGTCGGAAAACGTGACATCGCCCGGATAGGTCTTGACGAGGTTCAGCAGCGCAATCTCGACCAGAGAGACGGCGGAGGGGCTGAGTGCCTGGCCCTCGTTGGTGATTTCCACGTCGATGGAGTAAGCGTCGCCCTGTACCATTACGTCGTCACCTCCGTTGCGCTGACGGCGCCGGTGTCGTCCACCGTCAGCTTGAATTTTTTCGTGCTGCCCGCCGTCGAGGAGGGGATGATGATCTCGCCCTCGTCCACGCGCCGCAATAGCTCGTCGGTCTTCTCGCCGGTGTAGAGCATGGTGTAATAATCGTTCGGCATAAAAACCTCCTTAAACGATCATTCTCCGCCCGAGGGAATCGAGCAGGCCAAGGTTGTTGCTGGTCACGAGCGGGCCGGACTGAAGCTCTTTTTTCTTGCGGTAGTAGATAATGATGCAGCCCGGCTTGCCTGCGCCGCCTGCGCCCGCAGAGCCGCCGGTCGCCCATGCTCCGCCCGTTTCTGTTTTCGGATTTTTGCCGGATGGCGAAAACGACATGCTGAGCGTACCGACTGCACCGGCACCACCGCCGCCGTGACCGCCGTCTCCGCCGTCGCCATAGTTTTCGCCGTCATTTCCGTTGGCTCCGTTTGCGCCTTTGCCGCCGCCTGAACAGTTGCCGCTAAGCGTAACAACGCTTTGAGAGGGATCATTCGAATCGAACTCGCCGTATAGGTTGATATAGACTTCTCCTGCCGAAGTCGCGCCGTTTGCTCCTTGTGCAGCACCGCCGCCGCCCCATCCGTTTGCCGTTACAGTTCCCGATGTCCCATACTTGGTTTGGCTTACCGTTTTGCTGTTGATCCCGTAGCCTCCGAGATAATCGCCGACTGCTTGACCGTTATTTCCGGGGGAACCTCCGTTTCCGCCCTTTATACCGTTCGCGCCTTTTCGACCGAAAAAAGTTTGCGTCACCAAATCATAATAGCCATCGACTGAGGTTTCACCGGACGCGCTTGACAATTCCCCAAATGTGCTGTTTCCGGCAGGCTGTGCAGCCGCATATTGAAATTTTTGCCCGGTTATTACATTTAGCGATGCGATTAAAATTTTTCCGCCGGAGCCACCCTCGCCGCCTTCGCCGCCTTGACCGGCGGACGAACCGGAATAGGAGCCGGATGACCCGCTTTTGGACTGCGAAGAAATGCCTGCCGAGCTGCCCGCGCTTCCGCTTGCGCCCGTTTCGCCGCCGCCAATAACCACAACACGAATTTCACCGTCTATTACTGATTCCCACTCGCCGGAGCCGGTAAGCAGCACGCGCTCGTCGTAGTATTCCGTGGTTTCCGGCTGCGGGGGCAGAAAACCGACAAGCGCCGTCATTTCGCTCTTGAGTGTGCCGCTCATGGTCGTGTCAAGGCTCACGATGCACGCAGAGACCATTTGCTTATCGTAGGGGTGATAGACGCTGACCACATGTCCGGGCTTCTCCTGCCCGCTCACAATGCCATTGGTGATGGCCTCTCGGCACTTATAATAGTCTGCCAGCCTTTTGGCGACAGCGGAGGAATTGACAAGGGAGACGAGCGTGGCGTCCGTGACGGACTTGACGTTTTCCGCCGCGTTCTCTGTGACGGTTTGCGTCACGAGGCGCGTGTTGTGGATGTACGTCTTTCCCTTGAGCGAGCCGGAGCCGGAGGAGATTTTGGCGTAGTTCGCTCCACTCTCCAAAATGGTGAAGCCTGTCGCTGTGAGTGAGTGCATCGGTTCGGAGAAAGTGATGATATCGCCCTGCTGAGATGTGCCGGAAAACAGTTCCTTTTCGTCGGTTCCCGCGATGTACTGATGCTCCGTGACGGTAACGGCGGAGACGGGGTCGCTATAGCTCACTTTCCCACCGCTGGCATACATTCGGTTGCTGCCAATCGTGGACGAGACACCATCCCATAGCGCATCAATGTGCAAAACGCCGTTTAAATCGGTCGTCAAATACGCTCCGATAGCAAACAGCACCTGCACAAGGTTGTCTCTTGCGCTTTTCCCCCGCCTATCTGCTTTTGGCTGGCAATACGGCAGCCATCCATATAACTTGGTATTGGCAAATACGCTTTTTACAACAACAGGTACATTTCCGCAGATTTCTTTAACGACTTCTGCCACAGTTTGCCCGGTATAGATGCCGCCTTTGTGCGCCATTGCCGCCAAAAGCCCGACCGCAGACCACGCAACGAGCCGATACGAGGTTGCGCCGGTGCGTGTAATTGACCGGAGATAATAGGTCTGCATGGATGCGTCGGAATCATTTTCCCAAACGCGGATCGGGTCGTTCTTGGCAAATGCCATAATGGTCGGATCATTGCATCGGACGACCGCAGTCAGCGTATCCGCCGAAATGCTTTCGCAGCTTAACGATTGTTCGCGCGTCGGCTTGGCACTTTCGGTTTGCGAAAAAAGAAATGTCCAGCTTTTATAGGTGATCTTCATGCTTACTTCTCCGTCAACACGAGCACCGTGCCCGTCCAGTATTCCGCCGCGTTTGTCCCCTGCCCCCGATCTACGCTTTCGGGCGGCTCGCAAGTCATTGCAGCCGTGCGGTAATCTCCCGTTTTAGGATCAAAAAAGTAGACGTTGAGCGTCCCGCTATAAAGCTGGGCCAGCAACGCATTTAGCTGCGTTTCGGTCAGCGGCATACAGGTGCAGGTGATGACTGCTTTAATTGCCAAAATGTCTTCGGTAAAGCTCCCATCGAGCATATAGCCTTCGTTCGGACCTTTGATCTTTTTGTGCGTTACCTTATAGCCAACCGGAGTAAAGTACGCAGTGAAGTCAACGTTATTGATCTTGATCGTTTTTCTCATGCTCCACTCCTCACCGCTTCTGCTTCATTGTAAGGCACCATTTTCCGAGCCAGTACGGTGCCGTCCAGTTCGGTCGTCAGGTTGATGATGATTTGGCCTTCTTTTCCTGCTGCCATAGAGCCAATCCCGGACGCGATAGAGTTCCCAATAGCCGCAACGCCGGAAGCTCCAAAATCAATAGATGCGGTTCCAAAGTCAAGGTTTTTCGAGATGTCGCGCTTAATGGAACCGAACTCGCTGTCCCATCCTTCTCCGAGACCCAACGCCATGTTTGCGCCGATCCCCGCAAATACGCGAGACGGAGAGTGGATGCCGAGCGTTGATTTTACGCCGTCTACAATACCGTCAAAAAAGCCCTCGACCATGCTTTTAAGCCAGTCGCCCATCCTTTTAATGCCATCCCAAATGCCTTGGACAAGAGCGACGCCGATTTCGATTGCCGCTTCTCCGATATAGCTAAGAGACTGGATAAATGCAGACGCAAGATTTTTGACAATCTTGGGTGCTTCCGCCAAAAGCGTGGGCAGATTATCAACAAGCCCCTCAACAAGCGCGACGATAAACAGCGTACTTGCTTCAACAAGAGCAACAAGCGTGTCTGGTTGTGTCAACACTTCCGCAATCTGTGCCACGCAATTTGCTAACTGCGGAGCAATTTCCGGCATAGCCGATGCAATTCCTTGCACTAATGCGATCAGCATTTGGACGCCTACATCTAATAGCTGGGGTATAATTGACAGAATCGCTCCGGTGATTTGCGGCGCCATATCAGCAAGCGCCGAAACGATGCCTGGCGCTGCGTCTACCACGCCTTGCACTAATGCTGTGGCAGCATCTACAAGCGACGGCAAAACAGAGCTTACAAGCGACGGCAGTTGTTCAGAAATAACCGGAGCAAGCTTTACAATAAGATCGCCAAATCCCGTGAAAATCTTTTCAATGCGCGGAATAATGTTTTCTGCGGCCTTGCTGACCGAATAGGTAAAGTTTTCGATCAACTTGTCAAGGTCCGCGTTATCGTCTGCAATTCCGGTCACAAGGTTTGCCCAAGCGGATTTCATCATGTTGACGCTGCCTTCGATGGTGCTGGCTGCCTCTTCCGCCGTTGTTCCGGTGATTCCCATTTGATCTTGGATCACATGGATTGCTTCAATCATCTTGTCGAAAGAAACGCTATTGACTGTGTCCGCTGTAACTTCAACGGTGTCGCCCAACACCCCAGAATCGTTAATAAGGCGCGCCATCTCGGACGCCGTGCCGCCATAGCCAAGCTTGAGGTTATCAAGCATGGTATAGTTCTGCTTGGCAAAACCCTGATAGGCATTTTGGATCATTCCCATACTTGTGCCCATCTTGTTGGCATTATCTGCCATGTCAATGACGGCCTGATTGGCGACCTCTGCCGCCTTTTCCGTGTCTCCGCCAAGACCTTGCAGCAAGGACGCCGAAAAAGATGTAACGGTATCCATGTACTCGTTGGCAGACAATCCGGCGGTTTCGTAGGCGCGATTTGCGTACTCTATCACTTGATCGGCGGACTGCTTAAACAGCGTTTCCAAGCCGCCGACAAGCTGTTCATATTCCGCGTAACCGTCCAAAGATTGTTTTGTTAAGAGGGACACGGCCCCGGCAGCGGCGGCAACTGCCGCCGTGCCGATTTTTGCCGCCGTTTTCAGCCCGCTTCCAATTTTTGACGCAATCCCGCCCAAATTGGAACTTGCTTGATCGTCTACGCTGATTTTGACGAATAAATCAAGTAGATTCATGTTTCACCACCAATCCGCACCGCGCGACAATATCGGCGGTGATTTCTTCGCACGTCCGGTTGTCCTGTTTTTTCGGCTCAATAATGTCCGCGTATCGCGCCTTGATGTAGTTCCCGCTCGCAAATCTGGCCGTATTTTCCGCAACCACGCGCAGCGCGTCAGTCACATAAATGCGGTATGCGTCGTTTTTTGCTTTCTCATTGAGCCGCGCCACACAGTACCGCAGGAACGGCTTTATTCTTCTTTGCCCTCGGTATTCTCCTGCGCAGAGCCAGAGGATTTCCCGCTCTGCGCTGAGAGAAAAAGCGCGTCGAATGCTTCATCGGTCAAAAGTTCCGTTGCGTCTCGCATCAGCTTGACGAGGTTTAGAGCGCCCTTGTAGCTCTCCGCGCTCACGCCCTCAATAGAGGCAAGAATTGCGATGATATCGCCCTTGTGCCCCTTGAGCAGCGCAGGGAGCGCTTTTCGCGCCCTCTGCGTCGCAAACTGCTTCACCGTCATGCCCTCGGGCAGCTTCTCGCGCTTGAACAGCGCGGAAGCCTGTTCATCCTCCGCAATGTTGGCGATGGGGTCGATGATATCCGCGATGACGTCAAAGACGCGCTCGCCCTGAATGTCGGAAAGTCTCATTTACGCCTCCGCCGTGCCGGCCTTGATGTAGATTTCAAAGGGAACGGTGTCCTGTGCGCTCATGGAATAGTGGCCGGTAAACTCGAACGCAAACTGACCCTTGGCCTTGTCCGCCGTCTTGAGCTGGAAGCCGCCTGTGGAAAGCGCGTTGAGCAGCTTGATAGCGATAAAGCCGCCGTTGGTTTCGCCGTTCTTGTCGGAGTAATCGCCCACAAGCCAGATATCGTCAAAGTCCGCGTCCTTGAGGTCGTTGCGCGGTGTGACCTTGGTCGTGTCGGTCGTCCCGATGTCCGCCGCGCCGCACAACCGCTTTGCAATGGCGGTATCGGCATTGACAAACGTACCGGTCATCTTGGCCTCCCACGAATCGAGCTTTTTCAGCTCCTTCATGTTTTTCGGGCAGTTGTCGATATCCTCGCCAAAGTCCGAATAGGTCGGCGTTGCGGTAAAGGTCACGCCTCCGGTCGTCGCGCCGATCTGCCCCGCCTCGCCGATGGTGCCGGTCGCAGGTGTGAAATCGGTCGTCAGGATACCGGCGTTGATCTGCAGCTTCTGAAACGCATCAGAAGGAATCTTGGTAAATTTCATGTCGTTGTCCTTTCATCAGTTTTGCGACAGGAACTCAACCGTAATGTTGAGATACCGCCGCTTGATGTTTTTATCGCTCTCGTCCGCGATATTCTGGCACCACGGGGAGCCGCGCTTGATCCACATTGCGCCGCCGTCATAGGCGACCATGCAGCCGCCCATGCCGATTGCATCGGCGATCTCCTGCGCCTTGGCATTGGGTGTCGCTTCGCTCTCGGTGTAATACCAGAGGTTGACCGTCAGCGCGATCTCACCGCTCTCCCACGATCCGGTAATCAGCTCATAGGTCAGCCACGGAAAAACCGCGTCATCCGGCACGTTGGAGGTCGGATAGGCCGGGAGGAATTGAGAAAACCACGCATGGAGCGCCTTATCCTTTGTCATTTCGGCAGCTCCTTTCGTTCGGCGGTAAAAAACTTCAGCGCCCGGATCGTCGGGCCTGCCGACCGCGGCGCAGCCCGTTCTTCCGGGTTTGAGGTCACGCGGTAGGTGTTGCCGGTGGACGTATCGCGGAAATAATCGTTATACTCGATGGGAACTGTTTTGTTGACCAGTGCGGAATATACCGAGGTCACGCCCTCCTTTTCCGCTCTGCGCGCTTCCATCGAGGTGTCGAGCGCCTGATAGTTGAGAAATTCCGCGCCCTCGGCCCATGCGACGATGTAGCCGCCTGCGCCGTCCGGCGTTCGCGTCTTTTCCATCAGCACGCATTTGCTTGCGAAATCGTCCAGTAAACTCACGGTTCCACCCCCTTGAGCTTTCGCCAGTCGTTTAACCGGCCTCTGAAAGCGTCCTGCCAGCCGTTTAACGTGCCGCTGTCGTTTCCTGCGCTGCGTTTGGTGTAGGAGTAGCCCCCGAAGCTCTCGCTTTGATACGGGCTTGCAACGGCCTCCCCGTTCTTTTCTTCCCATGCGGCGATATCCTCGGAAAGCGCCACAACCGCCTTTGGCACGGCAAGCGCCCACACAGAGCCGGTAAACGTCTCGTCCGTTAAATCGACCGCCGGATATTGATGCAGGCCGTCGTTAAACACAGAGCCGCAGATGCGGAAATATTGATGGGTCAGGAGAAAGGGCAGCGTAATGCCGCCATTCTCCACGGTGAACGTGCCCTCGTGGATCTCCACAAGGAACCAGTTGTTCAAGTGCCGTAAGACCTGTTCAAGCATTACGCCGCCCTCCTTATCACTTTGCGGTCACGCTCGCGTTGCCGCTCTTGAGCGCATGATAGTTGCCGTCGCACTCGACCACGGTCACGGTCTGGCCGGTCGCAATAGTCAGGTCGCTCTTGCCGTCCCAATCGTTCCAACCGGCGACGTTGTCGCCGTAAGCAACGGTCGCGGCAGAAGAACCGGACGTGTACTTATACTTGTTGCCCGCAGCGGCCTTTGCCGGAGACACGGTCAGCTTGGTATCGCCGCTCTTGGAGCCTGCGGCAGAGGTGACCGTCAAAGAGCCGAGCGTGCCGTTGTCGATGGTGCCAACGACCACGCCGTCAATGCGCTCGGCAAACAGCTCCATGCCGTTAATGACGGTGTCCGATGCGGTCATGTTGGTGTAATCGGGCTCCTCATGGATGCCGATGTAGCCGGTCGCGTCGGTGGTAAAGGTGAAGACCTCCTGCAGATCCGCGCCGTTGACGGGGATGTAGTAGAGAACGATGTTATCCTTTGCCGTGGCGTAAATCTTGCCCTTCGGGACGCTGGCGTTCATGATGAGCGTGCCGAGGCCGAGGAAGTTCTCGACGTAGCTCATGCCGAAAGCGGTCTGCACGGTGATGTTGGCCGTGGACAGGTAGTCCGCAACGTCCAGCGGGTTCATGAAGTAGACCGCGCCGATCTCGTCGTCCTCGAAAAGGACCTGAAGATTGCCCCACGCCTGCGCAAGAACAGTCTGGAAGTTCTTACCGCTCACCGCGCCGGTGCCGGTCGAGAGGAAGTCAAAGAAGCTCTTGCGGATGCCTTTCTGGACGTCCTTGAGCATTTCATCGGTGGTCATTTCCACCGCCTGATCGTAGCCGCGGTCGGTGATCGCCTCAGCAGAGGTAGCCTTGCGCCACTTCTTGAGCGTGATCTCCTTGTAGTTCACGGCCTCGGTCTTGTAGTGGGAAAGAGGGATGGTGTCACCCTCGGCCACAACGCCGCTCTCGAGCGTGCCGGTCGCCTTGTAGCTCTTAAGCACAGTACCGGCCTGCTTGGCGATCTTGCGGGTCACGCCCAGGGCCTCCATCAGCTTCTTGATGGAGTAACCGAACATTTCGGTAAATTCGATCTCGCGCACGCGGGCGAGGTCATTTTTCTTGATCAGATTGGTTTCAGCAGCCATAATTAGCCTCCGTTCTTATTTTCAAAAAGATTGATGTTTGCAGCGATTGCCGCGCGGCGCTCCGCTCTGTCCTTGATCTGCATGATCTGGTCTTTAGTCATTGCGCCGCCGCCAGTGTTCGCCGGGGGAGTGGCGGGATTTGCACCCTTTGTCTGCGTGGTGGAGACCAGCCCCTTGTAAGTGCCGTCTACGAGCGCATCAAGGTTCTTGGTGTCCTTGATCTTCTCGCCGTCTAGCTCCAATGCGGCCATTTCCTCGCCGCAGCCGCGCATTGCAAGGTCGAGATTCGCGCCGGTGATGTTTTTGCTCTCAAAGTAAGCACGCACGGCCTTTTCCTTTGCCGCCTTGCTCTCCTTTGCCGTGATGTCGGTCTTAAAGGCTTCAAAGGCCGAGTGTTCCTTCTCGTACTTCTCCTTGTAACCGCCGTCACCCGCTGCCTTGAGGTCGTCCAATTCCTTCTGGACGCTGGACAGCTTCTCCGCGTCGGCCTTGTACTTGCTGACATCAGCTTTTAAGCCGTCCACGGTGTCGGTATGTGCCTCGATGATGGTATCCACCTGTTCGTCGGTGAGACACATGCCCTTCAAAAGTTTGCGTGTCAGTGCCATTGTTCTATCTTCCTTTCCCTTGTCCGCAGTCCGTCGCGGCGATAGATTGTATAAAACCGCTGTACCTCGCGGTGTTTACCTGTTTTAAATTGCGTTTGCCGTTTCCCATGCCTTTTGGATTTTCGGCCCTTGCCATGCGATCCAGTCAACAAGCTCTTCGTTTTTGCACCACGCTCCTTCGTAAGAAAGCCCGCTATCCGAAAGGCCGCTTTCGCTGAAAAATGCGTGTACGATTTCATGCCGTAGCGTTTGCTTTTGAGCTTCTTTTGCTGTTTCTACCGGCTCGTTTTCCCACCCCTTATAGGTTGTCATGTCGCAAATTACGATTTGCTTCAAAAGGTGGTCGCAATATCCGTCAATGCTCCTGCGCTCAAACGCCTCATCGTCGACGTACTTTTTAACGACAATTTCGTAATCCGTGCCTAAAATGTTGACTTTGCTGTTAGCCATGCGTTGCCTCCTGAAAGAAAAAGAGCCAACCTGTAAGAAATCCTTACAAGTTGGCTCCTATTGCCCTTTCCCACGCCCAATTACGCGGAAGCTGTGTATTTGATTGTTTTCTTGACCTCTAAGACAATGTACCCGTCGCCTTTTCGGCGTATTTCAGCATCGTTGCCGCGCTTGATAATGGCTTCAATGGCCTTGATGGTCTCGTTATCCATTTTTCAGCTCGCTTTCCAAGATGTCCCGATACTGTCCCGCATGGTCGGCGGCAGCCGGTTTCAAAAACGGCTGTGCCTTGTTGCCGCGCGTGTAATGCCAGTTGCCCTTTGCGTCCTGATACACCCACGGTGTAGGCCGTCCGCCTCCGCCTTCGGCGTAAATGCCCGTGCCTAATTCAACGTACGCGGCGTAAGAATTGTTCGACCCGATGATTGCCGCGGGTTCCTGCTCGTCTACCACATGGGTAATGCTATTGCGCAGATTGCCGGTGTCAACGGGGCATAGCTTTTTCGCATATCCCTCTGCCACCAGCCCGCATTTTTCAAGCCCGCGCAGCAGCGCCGCCTTGATCGCAGCGGAAACCTCTTTGCTGTTGTCCTGGATTTCAACGCTCATACGTTACCCCTTAATGAATGGTTCATTATCAATCCATCCATCTGCAATGAGCTGCAAAACTATCTCGCATTGCTCTTTTGATTTTCCCGTTGCAGTTTTAGCAATGCCAACAATACGCCGATTTTCAATAATCAGATCATCCCAGCTCTGCAATCCGTGAGAAATAAATTTGATGTATTTCCTGTAAGCGTTTTTTGCCTTCGGTGTAGCCGATTTTTCAATTTCCGCAAAATCCCCAACAGAAAAATCAGATGTTGGGTCTTTCACAAACTCCGCAAACATCGGAAGCCAGTCAAGAACCGTCTCTTTCATTGCGAAACAACCTCCAATTTCATATATCGTTCGGGGACTTCTTTCTCTACAAACTCTCTTGATTTTAGGTCGAAAATGCTTTTTTTAACAGTTCTTTCCCCTGCATCAAGGACTTTATATGTTGTGCCTCTGTCTATCAGAAATTCAAATTCCGCGGGGTTATCTGCCATTTTGTAAATATAAGCGCCGCGTGTTGATTTTGGCACGATAATATCAAGAACCGTCTGCGTATCTTTGTGCCCTCCAAACGGGAGTTGCGCGTCTTGCGCTATTGTCGTGCTTGTAAATCCTTTTTCTGTATATAGCTTTCCGATACTCGCGACCATATCATCAACAGATGAACCGCCTCCCGTAATATACCCAACATCCCCGACAACACGCTTCACGTTCAAGTCCGTTGAAAGCTTGAACTTTGATATTTCCGCAGAAACGCCGTCGCTTATCTCCTTGTACCCGTCGAGGTTCCCATAGCAACGCAGCGCCTTTTCATACGCCGCGCCGCCGCGCTCTATGGCGTTAATTGCGCTATACGCACCGCCGGAATACTTGGATATATTCGGATTCGCTTTTTTGGTAAACTCGACGCTCGAGTTTGTCGCATAATATTCGTTTTGCCACTTCTCCAATTCCTCTAAGTTGGAAAGGCTTAAAGTTACTGGCTTTATTTCGGGTTTTGCTTTAATTATATCAGATTTTGCCGCACTTGCAACTTGCTTTGTATCTTTTTTCCACCCCGCCCATTCCGCATAGGTCATATTCGAAATAACCTCTGTTTGCCCCGTAGCGGCGTTTCTGGCGCGTCTCTGCGCTGATGAGGTGTCTATCCCGTCTAACGCGGCAACAAGCGTGCAACGGCAGTTATATATCTCCCACGGCGGGCCTTGCGGGTCGCCGGGAAAGCGGCAACCGTTAGAAAACTTCTTGTCCTGCGCCACTTGTTCGCCGTCAATCATGGCATGAGAGTGGCGTGTACGCGCGTCCAGTGTAGCCAACCATTCTTTTTTGAGCTTAATGCCCATCTTTTCTGCCGCCGCGTAGCTGTCCATGCGTCCGGCGTTCTGCGCGCCGGTCACGGCGGTTCTGGCGGTGCGGATGGCGCTGTCTCGGCTCATGGTGGTGATCCGCGTTTGCAAATCGTCCGCCATGTGCTTGATGCTCTTTCCCTGCAAGATGGAGCTGGTGACGCTGGCCGTGATCTGCTTTTTCCCATACGCAAGGTCAATGCCGCGTTTCAGCGCACGCTTTGGCGGGTAATATGGCATCAAATCCGGCTGCTCGACCATAAGCCGCTTTACCGTCTGCTCGTCCCACAGGTCAAAGCCGACGTTTCCCGCGACCTGTTCGATGGTATAGGCCGCATAGTTGCGGTTAAGGGAGTAGATACCGGGCGTTGCATCGTTGGTGTAGGACACCGCCACAGCGTTTGCGTCGGTCACACGGTGCGCTACCTTGTCACGCATGGCCTGATAGCGTTCTCCGCGCCCGATCTGGTTGAGCCGCCATTGCTTATAGTCGGCCTCCGTCCATTCCTTACCGTTCTGCACGGTGCCGATCAGAGCCTTCATTTCCTCGTCGCGCTTTTTGAATTGCTCAAAATATGCGTCGATGGTAGCTTGCAGTTCTTTCCCAGCCTCACGGTATAGCTTCACAATGCGCCGTTCCAGCTTTGCAAGCTCCTTGTCGGTCAGCTTGTGGCCGAGGTCACTGTTCGCCATCGCCGTTCACCTCCGGCGCATCCGGTTCCGCAAAGCTGCGGTCAATCTCTTCTGCCGCCTTCCGCTTTGCCATGTCCTCGTACTGGTCAATATCGCCGTTGATGGTTAGCAGCTTCTTTGTGATGTACTCGTCATCGTAATATGCCGCGCCCAAAAGGATATTCTGCGTCTCCTCGCTCTTGTTGATGATCTGATTGCGCGTGTAGCTCGGCTTGTCCTCAATGCCTGCCAGACGCAGGATCTCAATAATAAACCGCGTGACCTCGGATTCAAACTTGTCCGTTTTCAGATCCAGCGGCGCATAGCTGGCCTTAATTGCCGTCGCCGTCTGGTTGCCGGCAGATACCGCCGCAGCGTCAAAGCACTGGAAATCCTCGTACAGCTTTTTCTTGAGCATATCAATGGTGCTGCTGGTGCCCTCATACGGGGCCTCGATGGTCTTGCTCTCCACCTTCGCGCCGTCGTCGCCGTTGGCGTGGGCAACGTGCGTGGTTTTCAAGCGCTCCACAAACTTTGCATCGTCAAGATCGTCCATGCCATTGTAGTTGGACAGCACCCAATAGATCAAATTGCCCTCATCCACGTTGTTGACCATGTTCGAGGACGCAAGATCGAGTGCGTCGATGGTGTTGCGCTTACCGACAATTTCGGATAAACACCGCTTGTTATTTTTCAGCGGCACGATGGGGAAACTCGGATAGTTCCCGCCGTCATAGATTTCGGTTTCACCGACTTCGGCCTTGCGGATAACGAGCTTGTAGCTGCGCTTTTCCTGCATCACTTCCATGCTCTTGTTTTTTGGCTGGAAATACTCGGTAAAGCCGTCGATCTCGTACAACGTCGCTCTCAGGGGCTTATCCTGCGCCACCTGCCAGAAACGGATACCGGCTTTCAATGCGCCGTCCTCTTCATCGTAGAGCGGAACGAACTCCAGCAGGGAGAACACGCGGAGATGCGTCAAATCCCAAAAGCCAAACGAAACGCCTGCGATTTTCGCTTCACGCGCCGCATCCATGACTTCCTGGTCAAAGTCCGGACATAGCTTGTTTGGCGTTTCCTTCTCCGCGAAAGTCACACCGTTTCCCAGCAGATAGGAAACCTCCTGATCCACCGCCAGACCGAAGAACCGGCTTGCAAGCTTGTGGTTTGCCGTCCACATATCCGCGTGGCTGCGCCCCTGCATATCATAGATGATCTTTTCATAGCGGTTAATGGTCGGATTCAAGCCGTCATAGTACGCCTCCGCATCCACCGCCGTTTTATACGCCGCGCTCTCGCGGTGCTCATTGATCGTGCTGCGAACAAACTCAATGCGCGCCTGCTCGTTTTCACCGACCGCCACAAGATCGTTATATGTTTTGATAGCCGCTCACCGTCCTATCCGTTCCAAAGTGGTGTATAATCGCGCCGATACGCCTTGTTCTTCAGGACCGTATAAGCAAAATACCGTGTTTCATCCATTGCGTGGTCGTTTTCCTTGATCGGTCTGTCATCAGCAGCTTTTTCATCCCACCGGTACAGCCCAAACTCCCGAATGCAGTCTTTGCAATTTCGGCGTATCTTGATTACGCCGTCCTGCAAAAATCGCGCCGTAGTCATAATGCCATTGGTTACGTCGTTGTTGGCCTTTCGCACCATATAACCGCGCCGCCGCAAAACCTCGATAAACGAGGCAGCAGACGGGTCGACGATGACGCTTTTGACGTCTGCTTCGCCGATGAGCTTTTCGATCTCGTCGGCGTATTCCTCGTCCGTCTTGTTCTTCTGGTTCTCGCGCCCGGAATAGTAATACTCGCGGATGCGCGTAGCCGTCTTGCCGTCCCAGCGCCACAGCCCTGCGGAAAACGGGTTAAGCGTGCCGTAGTCACAGGAAACATAGTATTCTCCCTTTTCCGGCAGCTCGTCCACAATGCAGCTCTCGTCAAACATGGGATAGATCAGCCCCTCGGCCACCACCCACAAACCGCGAATGTATCGGTCGTAGAACACGCCGGAAAACATTGCCTGATAGCGTTCCAGCGTCTTTTGAGACAAGCCGGGGTTGTCCGTCATTTCAAAATGCAGATACAGCGCGTTCCGCTCACTATGCCGCTGTATCCATTCTGTGTAAAACCAATGCTGCGGGCTTCCTGGGTTGCAGGAAAACCACAGCTTTGCCCCGTCTACCGAGCAGCGGGTCAAGGCCTGTTCTACGAACGAGCGCGGCATCAGCACCACTTCGTCCAGCAACACCCCCGCCAGCGTGCGGCCTTGAATCAGCGTATAACTTGCCTCGTCCTTGCCTCCGAACACTTCAAAGTAATTCGTCACGGCGCCGCGCCGTACTTCCATTACCTTGTCGCCGCGCCGCCAGCGGATAATATAGCGCTCTTTGGCAAGGCTCATCGCCGTGAATGGAACGATGATGTTTTTTGTGCAGCTATCTACCGTGCGGCCACACACGCCGAAGCGCTGACCGCTGAAATTCTCCATCGCCCAGCGGACGAACGCCCACATCATGATGGAGGTTTTGCCGGAACGCACAGCGCCGTCGCATATCAAGGCATCATAGCGGCTGTACGGAAACGCCAATATTTTTTTCTGTTTATCGCTTATCGGCATTAACAAAATCCTCTATAATTTTTCTTTCCCTTTCGGAAATAGACCAAATAACTTTGTTTTCCTTTTCTGCCGCTGCCTTTTCTGCCGCTGCCTTTTCTGCCGCTGCCTTTTCTGCCGCTGCCTTTTCTGCCGCTGCCTTTTCTGCCGCAACTCTATCCGAGCAAAGCAAGCCTTTCCCAAAGATAGTTTTTTTGTTCTCTTTTTGCATATCAAGCGCTGAAATTCTTACAGATTCATTTTTTGGAACTGAAAAACTAATTCCGTACTTGCTTAATTTTTGCAAGAATGTAGCGGTAATTACATTATCTGGATAATCATATTTCGGAAGTTCTCTGTGTAACTTTCGCTCGTTCTTTTTATTTTCTTCCGTTATGATTTTGTATAGGTTCGGGCTTGTTCTTGCCACATTGTTTTCAAGGTTTGTTACAAACGATGTGGAAACTTTAGCACCGTTTTCGTATGTAATTGATGCACCAACCGCAATTCCGCAATACCCATCGCAAACCGGAGACAAAAGGGTAAGCGCAGGAGCAAAAAGAAAGAATTTTATGCCTCTTGAGTTATAAAAGCGAATTATTTTTGATAGAATTGAAAACGGAGGGTTGTCCAAAACAACGCATCCGTCCGAATACTCGTGACGCTCATAATCGCCGCCAGGATAAAACGGCCTTACGATGGAATCGGGATCAATTTCGTATTCATTGCAAGCCCAACCTCGTATCGCATCATATACAAGTGGCGGAGTATAGCAATCATCCGTTGTTTTCTTTGGCTTGAACTTTTCGACAAATGCGTCATATTCTGCATTGTCTTCAAACAAAAACGTTTTTTCATTCATCGCTCTCAAGCTCCTTTGCCATTTCCTTTAGGCTCTGACTAAGCGCGTCTTCTCTCACCGCGTCGGCAGGACTTCCGCCGATCATCGCCCACTTGTCGATCAGCGTTCCCATTGCCGTTGTGATCTGGCTAAGGTTCGCCGCGGCCAGTTTCTCCGGGTCGTTGAGCATTTCAAGCCCCTTGCCGATAAATGAACACACAAGCTCTGTGTGCTTATCCATGTATTCCATCACATCGGCGGTGTTCTCTTCCTTTTTTTGTTCGCACTTTTCCACAATGTCGGCATTCGCCCGCACAAGGTTCTTAACCGTCGTTGCGGACACGCCGTTTATTTTCGCTGTGGCGCAATAGTTGTTCGTCTGCACATAGTCCGCCAGTATTTTCTTTTTCTGCCGGTCTGTCAGACGCGCAGCCATTGTCACCACCTCGCACCTTTATTTGCTACCAGCCCCCGCCCCTTGGCCTTACATAGCAGACTTTACCCGCCCCGAGGGGCTACAACGTGCCGCACTCTCAGGGCAGCGGCTCTCCTCTTTTGGTACGGCATTGCAGCCCTGCCCTGCTTTAGCGCTTCAGGGAAAGTCCCCGTCACTCGCTGTGGTCTCCCCTTACGGGACACCTATGCCGCAAATTGGCCGTCTTCCCGCTTAGATTGTCACATCACCGATTGCTGCTTTACAAGTGCAGCACCATTACGCTGAGGCGTTTCCCTCCCACGGTGCAGTTTTCAGCGAGCGTTGTCATTTCCATGTGAGCCATGACGACAACGGTCTCACATTGTCCGGGCGCTACCCGGCCACTGGCACAGACGGTGTGGCACGGACCCACGACATACCGGCTCTCGAAGTTCGGTGCTCTACCAACTGAGCTACGTCTGCGTATGTCTCCCCTGGGCCACATCGTTGAGAGGTGCGGGGAGTCCTGTCATTTTTGCCCTCAACCGCCCGCCCCTAAGGGCGGGCTATCAAGGGAGGAGGAAACAGATGAAAAAGCAGAGGCGTGAAGAGCCTCGCCCCATCACGCCTCTATTTTTGCATAGGTTTTTCTTATTTTTCCCCTTAAAAGGGGAATTTTCAAAATTTTTTTAGATAATCGTCCACGGTCATCGGGTTATCCGTCCGTCCGAGCAGATAATCGACCGATACCCCAAACTTGTCGGCAATGCTTTCCAATGCGTCCGTTGTGGGCGTAGCCTCCCCCGCCTCGTACCGCCTCACCGCATCACGGTGCAGACCGCACAGTTCAGATAGTACATATTGCTTTATTCTCTTTCTCTCCCGTAAGCGCTTCAAGCGCTCGGGAAATGCGCTCATGCCAGCACCTCCTCCAATCGGAAACTCTCTTTGATCTCCTTGCCGTCTACCATGATCGCCACGGTCACATAGCGTCTCTGCGGATGAATGTACGTCACCACGCCGGTGCGGATCGGGTACAGCTTTTCGCCTCGCGCCTTTCCCGGAAACTCCTCCGGCACCGTCATAAATTGCGCCCGCACCTTGTCGCCTACCTTCATTCCGCACCTCCGAACGCTTCCTCAAACGTCAGGCCGCTCTCTCTGAGGATGCCTTTGATCACGTCGATGGTGTGCTGATTGTTGCCCGACAGCCACCACCAGATGTTGCTTTTGGAAATGCCTACCGCATCGGCAAGCTGGCGGCGCGTATATTGCCGCTCGCAGAAAACCTTTTTCAGCGCCGGATAGACGCAATAGGGAAATTCAATCATTTTCTCCCCACCCTCCGTTTGTATCGGTCTTTTGACCTCTGAATGTAATTGATCATCGCGCTTTCTTCGGCTATGCTGGCCGTTTCGTTGCTTTTTGCCTCTTTCTTTTCTCGCAGCCACGCAGCGTATCGCTCGCAGGTCGAATGACAGCCGACGTGCCGCTCCTGACAGTTAAAGCAGCTCATGTCATCCCACCTCGTACTGCGGGCAGGCCGTGACAATGTAGCTTGTTTCGTAATGTCTGCGAGCGCCGCCGCAAGAATTCATCAAAACCTTTGTTCTGATCGCGCGCCAACCTTCCACCGGCCGCCACTTCAGCTTCCGCGTTTCCTTGTCGCATCCCGACCAAGGGCATTTCCCGCAGGCGTATTTGCACGACCAACACAGCGTCGAACTTTGTTCTGCCATTTACACTTCCTCCACCCAAATGCCGAATCGCTCCAGCATCAGTTTTTTCTTGATGATATAGTCCTTTGTCTTAAAGCCCTTTGCGTCCTCTACAATTGTTTTTCCGTCACGGGTATAATACACAAAGTCAGCTATGTATGTAACTGCCCTCACAGCGGCTCCTGCGGGCGTTCTCTGCGCCCCCACGAGCTTGTATGTCTGCTGTAGCTTCAAATCGTGTATTCCCCCTGCTTTCAGAAGCAGCCGCAGCTCATCATAGCGGTCGGCCTCGTGCTTGCTGTCAAACGTGATGCCATGCCGCACGGTTTTGCGGTTGTGGTACTTGCCCGTTTTCTGAGCAAGCACCTTTTCGACCACCTGTTTTTGTGCCGCAGGCCCAAGACGCGCAAGGTCAGATGCCGTCAGGCTCATTTCTCCCTCCCGTCTGTTACCATGACCACGCGCACCTTGCCGAACTGCTCAAGCACCATTGCCACGGCCTCCTTGGTCGCCATCTTGTCGCCGTGGTCTTCGATGTCGATGATGATGCGAATCATGCGTCCTCCCTCCGCTTACCGTAGCTGCAAAAATCGTTACCATCCACTTTGTTTGGAGATGAGCCTTCTTCATAATCCCAGTGATAGCAATAACCGAATGGCGTCCCATTATAATATTTCCCTTTTTGCTGGAACTCGGCGCATTCCTTACACCGCACCACCGGCACGGCATCCACGGTGGGGACGCGTCGAATTTCGTCCAGTGCAAGAAGGTCTTCATCGGATACTCCAAACTGGTTTTCCAGTTCGTCCGCGTCAATCATCCGCACCGTTGTCACCTCCGTCCTTTCTCTCTCCGTAGGAGCAAAAGTCCTCCGGCTTGCGGCTCTGCCACGCTGCCGAATGTACGCTTCCGTCCGAGTAGATTTTCAGGCATACGCCCATTTCGTAATGCGCGCAGTCCTTACACCGCGTCACGACTACGGCGTCGACAGCGGTGGGCGTATACTCTGGGTAGGAAATCATCTTGATTGCATCCTGAATAGTTCCCTTTTCTTTGCGGTATTCTCTATTACCGAGACTTCTGAGCAGTTCAACCGTTTTTTCACGCTCAATGTATTCAGCCATTGTCCGCCCTCCTGTTCCATGCTTCGATTGCTTTTTCTTTGCTGGGCAGCCCAGATACTTTCATCTTCTTTGTGTGGAGGCCATCACCAGCCCTATATCTCCCACAACCGGCAGCCCACCTAAAATCTGCTCTATCGTAGGTATCGTACATATGGATAACGGTTGCAACTCAACCGCACTCAGGGCAGCGTTTCAATTCAGCCATTGTCCATCGCCTCCACATAGCACCAGCTCTGCGGCGCGCGCTTGATGTCATATGGCGCTGCGCCGAATCTCGTATTGCGCAGTCCGGTAAACTCGCTCAGTTCGCGCGCCTCGTCGTAGATGCGCAGATCGGAGATGTGCCAGCCGTAACCATCGCCCCACGCGAGGTAATCATTCAGCATTTTAGGCGTCAAGCAGGCTGCATTGAGCAGCCCGCCGACGGGCGATGTGCGCATGGTGGCGGCGTCACAAATGCGAGTCTCCACTAAATTCGGAATGCCCGTGTACCCGATGTGCGTGATCCAGTCGATCCGGTCGCAGGTAAACTCGCCGATGACCTTACCGTTCCCAAGCGGGCAGTTCAATGATTTCATCGAGCCGCTTTCCAGATAGTCGCGCATAAGCCGTTCCTGAGAAATCGGAATATTTAAGTCCTGCCCTCCGATGGTGCAGTAGATATAGCACTTAAACGGCGTGTTCATCTTCGGGCGCGTCTTGCGCACTTCAATCGTCTTATTGCCGTTGACGATCTTCTCGCACCACTTCGGGCGAATGCTCAGCATGACAGCCTTACTCATTTTTCATCCCCTCCTGTTGCTCAAAATAGAACTTGACCGGGTGTGTTTGCTCTGCAATCTCGCCGTACACAATTCCGACCTTGTAGATATAATTCTCGCGCAGTTTTCGCGGAATTTCTGCGATATAGCGGCGGAATGTCTCGAGCGAATTTGCTCTCTTGTAATGATTGCACATCCGGCAGGCTGGCATGAGGTTGTCAAGGTCATCTGTTCCAGCGTCCTCAATCCCCCACGCCCTCAATGGTTGAAAATGGTCTACCTGCATATTTTTGTAGGCGATTTCACGCCCACAATACGCACAATGGCCGTCATACTTTCGATAGACCGCTTCGCGCTTTGATTTGCTAATTGCCATCCTTCATCGCCTCCAATGCTTTCTCCGCCTCCTCGCGGGTGAGAAAAACGGAGTGCCCAACACGATCCAAATCGCACAAGGTAAAGATACCCCTCTTAATTTCCGGTTCGCTTTCATCTGGGTAAACCGCAATCGGATAATGGATATAATATGTCGCGGTTCCAACCTCGCACGGCAGCACCACCAGCCGACCGGCTTTGTCGGCCTGCGCGAGGTGGCGGAGGTGTGACAAAGTCTCGCTGGCTTTCTGGTCGCCAATCAAGTCTTGGATGAATACCCAATAAGCCGCGAATTCCTCCGGCGTCAGCCACGTGTCCTCGTAGGCGGCGAGGCGCTCAACGCCTCCCTGTTTGAATCCACCACGCTTTTTCATCATCGGGAATCCGTCTTTATCGCGGTATGTCAGTCGTTCCATCACTCCACCTCCATTTTCTCAATGCGGTGACACAGTTCGTCAGTCACGTCATTACCATACAACAGTTCATCGAATGATGTACCGTCGCCATTGCTGATGGACTCGACATCAACACCGTGTTTCTCAAGCCAATTAGCAACCTCAAGGTCGTATTTTGCTGCCTGACTGGCATGGCTGGCGCATAGGTGCATCTTTGAGCGAATGTAATTGGGGATAACCATCACTCCACCTCCTGCATCCAAAACTCACGGCGGCAATCGGTGCACCCATTAAAGAGCTGTGCATTGCTGCAGGCATGCATCTTGTCAACATTTCTTGGACACATCCCGACAACGTCGTCATTGCCCATCATGCAGTTAGGCCACTGCTCTAAAAACACGCTCTGCCGCGTCTTGCGCGGGTGCGCAGCAGACCATTCCTCGACGATGGTCACAATGTTGTCATCATCAACCATTCCTTCCAATGCACTGCACTCGCAGTCTTTTGCGGGGCATTGATAGCAGCCCCCGGCATGGTGGTAAAAGCGGCACATTCGGTCGCGTTCTTTGATAAACTTCACAGCGTCCATCACATATCCCTCCATTTGCACACGTCACAGGCGCCCTCATGGGCCATCGTGTAGTTTCCGCATTTCAGGCATAGTTCGTTCCGCAGGGCGTCAATTTCTTTCACCTGCGCCTCGATCAAGTCAGCGGCTTCCTCCAGATCGTCGCACAGGGTAATAGGCGTTTCCCACTCATTTGCTTGCGCCCATTCCGCGTGCTCACGCAGGGCTGCTACGATCTCTTTTTCTGTCATTTCATTTCCCCCTCAGGTATTCTTTCATTTCAGCCGGTAGTTTTTGGCCCCGGTAATATTCAGCACGCAGCCTTTCGACCGCTCCGCAATGCGCGAGCCTATCGCCTCGTCCCAGTCCAGCACGCGCGAGATCGTCCACTCGGAGCTGATGATTGTCAAAAGGCTTGGCTTGATATACCGAGCATTGAGCAAATCAAACGCAATGTTGCGATCGGCCTCTGTCGCCGTTCCCTTGAGAAAATCGTCGATGTACAGCACCTTGACGCTTTTCAGCGGATCAATGGCATCTTGATATGCCTCGGCATCGTTAACCTTTGCCTTGATGGCCGGAATATCCGCACGCCATTGCACATAGCGCACCGGTAATCCGGCATCCATGAGCTTCCCGCACATTGCCGTGCAAAGATGCGTTTTCCCGCTTCCGGGGCTTCCACCGGCGTAAAACCATCTTCCGCGCCAATCGGCAAGATAGCGTTCCGCTGCCTCTTTGGCCTGCTTCTGCCACGGCTCAGTCGCGCGATAGTTTTCCATCGTGCATCTCTGCAAAAGCTCTTTAAGCCCGCTTCTTTCGATGCGTTGCAGATTCCTTTTGCGGATGGAGCATTCGCACTCCCGATACTCCGCGTTTCCGTCTGCTGACCTCCGCACGGTGTATCCCACGCCGCCGCAGAGTGGACATTCGTCAGAGATTGACGGCTCCGGGGACGTTCCATTTTTTCGTATCTCTTCCAGTATCGTGACCATGTCCATTCATCGCGCCCCCTCTCTTCTCCAGCTCGCGCTTTTCCCATAGCTGGAATTTCTGTTGCCAGTTGTAGACCGGCTTGCCCTCGGTATCCCTCCAACCGGCGACGGAGTAAAACTCGTAGAATGGCTTGGGGTCAATCAGCCCTCCGCGCAGCTTGGCATATTCGGCAACCTCGTCAAACGTGGGAGCCTTTCGTGAGAGAGATATAGAGAGAGAACTATCGTTCTCTTTCTCTCTCTCTTTCTCCCCCTCTTTCTCCTTGCTGGTTTGTTCCGATTTGTTCCCACTTTGTTCTTCTTTTGTTTTCGTTTTGTTTTGCCGATTCGCCGCTTTGTTTCGACCGCTGTCCAGCGTTGGGCGAATCAAAGTGAAAACAGCGTGGGGAACGCCAGAAAGACATGGCTCGCTTTCATCAAGCGCATAATCGCAGATTGCCAGCACAACGGCCTTGAAATCTTTTGCGTTGAGCGCTCGCAGCGCGTCCCTGTAACTTCGGTAAAAAGTAAATTGATTACGCTCCATCGCTTTACTCCTTCGGCTTTGCCAGCATGGAAACCGTCGCACCGTATCGTGTCATGACCTCTGCGATATCGGTCGCGTCACTCTCGGACACTTCGGGCAAGACAATGACCGCCTTTTCGTGCGGTGAAACGATATGCACCTCGTATCTCATGCTGCACCTCCATCAAAACGGAAGGTCCCCGTCGTCCTCGACCTCGCTAAACTCGCCTGGGCTGCTTGGTGCGGGACTGTATGCGGCGGTTCCCTCCTGCGGCTTGCTGTCGGCAAAGTACACGCTATTGGCGATGATCTCGACCGCGCGGCGCTTATTGCCGTCCTTGTCGGTCCAGTCTCGCGCCTGCAGGCGACCGTCTACCACTACCTTGCGCCCCTTGGCGCAGTATTGCGCGGCAAACTCCGCCGTGCGCTCCCACGCGACCACATCAAACCAGTCCGTTCCGGCGTCTTTGCCGTCGCGGTCGACGGCAATGGGAAAGCTGGTGACCGCCTTGCCGCTCTGCGTGCGGCGCAGCTCAAGGCCCTTTCCAATGCGTCCCATGACGTTGATCCTGTTCAAGCTCATTTCAATTCCTCCCTGTTTTTTCTGTAAATCATGTTCTCCCGTGTCCAGCCGGGATATTTCGTTTTGAGGTAGCCGACGATGCAGGCGTGTAGCGACGTCCTCTGCGGCCCCTCGTCAAAGGCTCGGTGGCAGGAGGGGCAGAGCGTCACGATGTTCTGCTCGATGCCTCTGCCGCCCTGTGAGCGCCGTATAACGTGCGCTACAGGCTCTCCGTTGTTCCGCCCGCAGAGAATGCAGCGCCCGCCGTCGCGCTCGTATACGACCTCCTTGACGCTTTTAGGGATGGACGTGGCCTTTGTCATTTTGTGCATCGCCAATCCTCCTTCAGCGCGTCAAGCTGCTGTGGGGTCAAGGTCTCGATGCCCACCGCCTTGCAGTCCTGCACGATGTTGTCGATCAGGCGGGACATCTGCTTTGTGTCAAAGGTGGACGAACCGTAATACAGCACCACATTCTTGCAGCCGTCAATTTTGCTGTCCATCACTTCCGTCTGCCACCCGATACCGTTCTTGTTCCAGCCGCCGCATAGCTTCTGTACGGCTTTCTCTCGCACGCAGACGGTTTCCGTGTTCCCGCCGACATCTTTCACGGCCTGCCGGTAAACCTCGCTTGTAGGTGTCCCTGTGACTTCTGCGAGCTTGTCCATCAATACCCATGCGTAAGCGTTGGCATCCAAGCTACGCTTTTCGCGGTGCTTCTTCACGGTCACGTCAACGTCCGTCTCGTGCAGCTCGTCAAACAGCGGCCCGATATTCTCCCGCGTGGCGATGGTGAGTAAATACCCACCATCCCGCGCAAGAAATAGATCATGCAGTTGGGCTTTCATTGGCTTTCCTCTTTTCCATACAAGCCCAGCAGAGCGGCACACCGTATTTCTTCATCGCACCTTTGGAGATGTCGCTCACACGATAGAGCTTGCCGTTAAAGGACTGCGGTGTAATCGGCTGTTTGCAGTCTTGGCAGGTGTAGTCAAACTGTTCCTTGTACGCCTGGTTGAAGGACTGCATTTCTTCCTTGCTCGGCTTCTGCTCTGCGGTTCTTGGCGTGTACTTGGTCGCGTCCTTCGCCCAATACACATCCGCGCCAAACCCGAGCGCCTTGCAGGCAACGGAGATAGCATCGGTCAGCGCCATTTTGAAACACTCGTCAGAGGTGTAAAGGCCGTTTCGTTCACTGGCGACAAACGCGCTGCCGCCTGTGCCGGGGATCGCATCTGACCACGCACCATCGACCTTGATGTAAAGATCGATGTCCACAAATGCGGAAACCTCGTTGTTCGCGCCCTGCTCCAACCGCTTATCCGTGATAACGTACTTCCATCCAATCCCGCAGGGACCGAACTGCTCCGTCAGCGCCTTAATGCGCCACATGGGGTTAATGTCGGTCTTGCCTTTCAGCCTCCCCGCCTGGATTTCGCGCTGTGCGGACGGCGGGACTTGCCGTACGCTTTCATAAATTCCAAGGTTCTCCATTTTCTTCTTCCTCCAAAGTAAGCGGGCAGTTTCGCCCGGTGTATTTGTCCGGCCACGGAATGACTTCATCCGTCAGCCCGCAGCGCTTGCTTGACCGTCTGTAAAACCGGCAGGCTTCGCAGGCGATGTACGCTGTGCCTTTGCGGTCGATTGGGAAATAGGTCGTTACCGACGCCGTGCCTTTCAGATAGCCGGAAGTGCCGTCATCCAGATTCGGCATCGTCTTCCACCTCCGTAAACCATTCTTCGCCGCAGTACGGGCAGACCGCCCGCTCGGCGTAATACCAGCCGTTTTCCCCATCGAGGTTTTCACGCTCCATGTAAGTGTCTGGATCCGTAAAGATCGCGTGACAGCTCTCGCATTGATACATCATAGCCGACCCGCTTTCTTCAAAAATTTCCGCTCGCCCTTCGTGCGTACCAAGATCGCCATCGCGCGGGAGTATTCGCCGCGGTAGTGACGCTCGATCTCGTCCGCATTGCGGGCGAGGAAGTATCCCTTGCCCTCGCAGGCGTTGACGATAAATGGGCCGTCCTCCGTTTCCTCTCGCCGTGCTTCCTCGATGAGCTTGCGCACGGTGCGGTCCGGCAAGCCGAGCAGGGCGCATAGGGCGCCGCGCGTCATAGCATTGTCCTCGCCCTCGCCGAGAGCAGACAACAAACGCAAAGCATCGTCCGTCATGACGACACCTCCTTGTAAACATAAGCGGTTTGTACGCCAAATTCCCGCGCGGCCTGATGGTCGTCAAAAAACACGTCGATGCGGTTTTCCTTGATCGCGCCGCCGCAATCCTCGGCGGTGTATGTGTGGCTCGTGCCGTCGGCAAAGTAGATCGTGACAGAGGAGCCGTAAGGAATCACGCGAGGGTCAACGGCAATGGTGCGTCCCTCAGCGGCGGTCGTGCCTGTCGCCGTGATGCCGTCCGTCTTGCCGCAACAGCGGAAGCACGGGCAATAGGCAGTCAGCTTAAATTCGCCGAGCGGTTCGCCGATGGTAAGTTCCGCGCTCCCCTCTGCGGGCTTGTCCTCGCCGGGGAGCTTGTCTTCGACAACCGGCGGCTCGCCCTTGTACGGCTGCCCGGTGGTCTTGACCGTCAGGGCTGCGACGATAATAAGCAGCACCGCGAGGAACAGGCAGACGGCGGCGATGCGCGCCGAAGCGTCGGCCTTGCGCTGCTCGCGGGTGCGTCGGTCGTTTCTCATCGCTTTGCCCTCGGCGTATCCAGCCACACGATCAGACGCACGAGCTGCCACGAGACGGTCGTGACGCCGACAAAAATGAAAAAGGTGTTCATGGTTCGGCTCCTTTCAGCTTTGTCATAAACTCCACAAACGGGAGCCTCGGGATCTTCACACGAGAGCCGATGCAGATGACCGGGAACCCGAGGCCCTCCGGTGCGCTCCGCGCGGCAAGCCTTATCGCGTGCGGGTCGCACTCCAAGACCGGCGCGACCTCCGCAGGCGTGAGAAACGGCCTGTCCGATTTCATCATATCTTTTAGTGTCATACCTCTTGCCTTTCCCCCGCGGAGCTGTTATAATGCCCGCAGGACACAATATCTGTGCTGAGATTTGTCCGGTTGCCCTGTTCGGCCTGCTACGCTGAACAGGGCTTTTCTTATGCCATTTCATTCAATCGGCTCCAAGTCAAAAATGCTGTCGGGGTAAAAGCTCCAACCCCCAAATCGGGATTTGCTGCACTGTGCGTCATAAAGCCACTCATTCAGCTCGATTTTCTTGGAAGTCAGCGCTGCATCTTCCACGGCGTTTTTCGCTTCGTGCATTTCGATGTATGCCTTCTGGCGGTTAAAGTTATTGATGGACTGTGGCGTTTCGAGCACGCCAACAAGGATAACCACTACCGCCGTGACTATGGAAATGATAGAGATTACTTCTACTGCCAACAGGCACAAAGAGAAATCTATCTTTCCCTCAAGCCAATGTGAAACGAAGATGCCGATGATGCCGGCAACGATTACGATAATCCAGTTCATGTTCTCTCCTTCCTCCTTTACTTTTCATCGGGCTTCAAAAGCTCGTCCACGGTCACGCCGTACATTTTCGCCAGTTTCTTGTGGTACTTCCGCAGCGGTCGCCAGTCGCCCAGCTCCCAGTGCGTCACGCAGGATAGGTCAACATTCAGTTTCTTCGCCACCTGCGCGCGGGTCAGTCCGGAGCGTTCTCGCAGCTCTCTCAATGTCAAAATTTGCGTCCTCCTTTCATTGTGAGTTATCATTGACTGCGGCGGGGAGATTTGCTATACTGCCATTAGCCCTTTGCGGCAATCTCAAGGAGGTGGTTTCCATGACCAACCTTTTGACTTTGCCCGTTCCAGACCAAAGAAACGGCGCGATGCGATAGGGCAAGGGGCAGAACCGGAACTGCCAAAGTGAGCGGCGCGTCCATAGAAGCGCAAGTCTGATTTTGCGTCAGGATGGCATTGCCGAGCCGATGGAAAGAAACCCATCAATTCGGACGGATGCAAAGCAACGTGTCCGATCATCCTGTGCAGTGCGTTCTGGTAAACAAATCTGGGGGAAAAGCATCCGTGAACAGACCGCGGGTGCTTTTTCTTTTCCCCGCCGCAGTCAATGCCCGCCGAAACCTCATAAACATGAGAAATCACACTTGACACCGCCCCGAAAGCGTATTACAATGAAATCGCCAAAAGACATTGCAAAAGCCGCTTTTATGGGGGGGCTGGTTTTTGTGTACCATTTTTTCGGTTGGCATGGTTATATGATACCTCACTTTGTGGGGTAAGTCAATACTTGATACCCCATTTTTTTGGGTTTTGGCAAAACCCACAAATTGAGGTGCGCGTTTTGATAAGATATGATAGAATTCAAGAGCTTGTAAATCTTTGCGGGAAAAAGAAAAGCTTCCTTAGCGAAGCAATGGGGTTCTCATCGAGATATTTAATTGATGCCAAAAAGCAAAACACAAATATCGCCGATGAACCGTTGCAAATTCTCGCAAAAGAGCTTAAAACCACTCCTGAATACCTCCGTGGCGAAACGGATGACCCGGGCATAAAAGAAGCCCGCGCCACAGAGGGCGAGGGCATGGATGGTAAAATCGCTCAGTTTATTCGCTCTGCATCTGCGGAGGAATTGGATGAGATTTACCGCTATATTGATTTTTTGGAAAGCAAGAGGAAAAAACCGTAACGGTGATCGAAACGATTTCAAAAGGGATCGCATCGGCAGCTATTGAACAAATAATAGCGCCAAAGGCGTGACATCACAGCCCCCGTTTTCCTCATTGACCTTTACGGGCGTTGCGCGGAACGGGATGCTTTGTGCGGAAATCTGATTGCTTGCTTTGATTGCACGATCTAAGCAAAAGGGAAGATATTCCGCGCTGTCCGCGGAAAGTCCGCAGGCCGAAATGGCGTCCATGCACCGATTTACCGCGTTAACCATTTTGGAGTCGATGTACCACAACTTAGCGGCCTCTTTCATTTTTCTCTCTCCCCTCGATAAATTTCAAAAGCTCAAGCTTTGCTTCATACGGAAGCGCCAGCGCGGCGCATACCAGTTTTTCGCGCAGCATTTCAACATCTGCTCTGCTTATTGTATCACATTTCGCGTCATTACACAACATCTTGCGTCCCTCCGTTTAGCTCTAAGGCTATTTTTTGCGCCTCCTCCGCGAGGATGCGCTCAATCAGCGCGAGCATTTCGTCTTTCTGCTTCGGCGTTAGGAGCAGATAAAGAGCCGCCGCCGCTTGCACCTGTGCGTCCATGCTTCGACCTCCTTTTCGGTATTCATACCTATTCCCACAACAGGGGTTTGCTGCACGGCGCTGTGCAACAAAATGATATTTTGCAAAAGATTGGGGAAGCGTAAATGGGTATTTTAGGCTCGCTTTTCGGCAAGAAAAAAATGACCGCTGCGGAAACTGCCTTTGTTAAGCGTCAATCGCAAATATTTGCGGACTGCATTCGCATCATTGCAGATACGACCAACATCGAAACATACTTTTCCCGGTACAAGCTTGCAGAGCAAACCGTAGCGCAGATCGCAGAGGTCGCAGGTGGCGATACTAAGTGTATGGCTGGTGGAAGGGTTTCCCCGAACGAATGCGCCGAAATGCTACAAAACGAAAAGGCTACCCATACAAACAGTTTTCTTTCTCGGTACATCCAAAAAGAAACTGTGCATATTCTCGGCCTATCTCGCGGGCAGGTAAAAAAGGCTCAAAGCATCGCGGCTATCGTTGACGAGTATGCCGACCAAATGCCGGAAGAAAGTCTCAAGCATGGGCGCGATCTATGTGCTAAGATGATTGAAAAAGTTGAAAGGGTGGTGAATCAATAATGAAGATCCCCGGCCTGTCCTTTAGTTGGAAACGTGCGCTCGGAATCACGAAGATGAAAAGGAAAATTTCAAAAGGAACTGGGATCCCAACGACCAAAGCAGGGCGGCAAAGAAAACTTGGCAAGCTCCTTGGTATGAAGTAAGGTTAGCCCTCGCCGCCTCTGCAACAACGGCGAGGGCTTTTTGCAGCCGGCGGGGATCGGTCGCCGCTGCTTGTCTTTACCGTAGCCCACTTTGGCTTGGTAATTCAATGCCGAAGCCTTGCAATAAAACAGCGCTCGACATGGCTCGACAAGCCCTCATCTTGCGACTTTGCGGCGCGAAAATCGGAAAAAATTAAGGTGGCGTAAATGAACATTCAAGAAGTGTGTAGAATCCGTAAAGAAGAATTGAAGCTGACCTATCAAGACATTTCAGACGATTCCGGCGTGCCGCTGTCCACCGTACAGAACTTCTTTTCCAAGTTTTCTAAATCTCCGTCGATCTACACCGTCGCGCCGATCTGCAAAGCGCTTGGAATATCGCTTGATGAAGCGTTCGGAATTTCCGAACGCTTGACACCGACCGAGGAAACTTTGCAAGCGCGGAATGATGAGCTGGAACGCCATGTTGACGCAAAGGCCGATACCATTGAGATCATGCGGCGCGGCGTGCATATCCGAAACGGCGTGATTGCTATAATGTTCCTCATCATCGTTTTTCTCGCTGTGTGGTGCGTGTACATTGATTTTCATTGTATAGATTACGGATTTTGGAGGGGGCTGTAATGACCTGCATCAAGTGCAATGCCATGTTGCCCGATGGGGCCGTTTTTTGCCCCATGTGCAGGAAAAAGCAGGAAGAGGAAAAAAGAAAACATACCAAGCGCGGAAACGGGACAGGGACGGTTTACAAACGCGGAGACCGCTGGGTCGCCGAAGTCACGAAGGGCTATCGGATCGTCGGGGATCAGAAAAAGCGCGTGATTGCAAAAAAAGGTGGGTTTCGCACCAAAAAAGACGCGCTGGAATATTTGCCATCTCTCAAAAAGCAGCAGCGCCAGGAACAGGCATATACATGGCGGCAGCTTTATGAGCTATGGCTCCCCACACACAGGGCAGGGAAATCAACGATAGACTGTTATAAATCCGCAGAAAAATATTTCTATCCCGTAGAATATTTGAAGCTGAAAGACATCGAGATCGACGATCTGCAAGAGTGCATGGACGAATGCCCGAAGGGGAAACGCACCAAGGAAAACATGAAAGCCCTCTGCGGCCTCATGTATAAATACGCTGTTCCTCGCGGATTTGCCAATATGAACCTCGCGCAATATCTGATTGTCGGCGGGGAGCAGAGCAAGGCAAGAACCAGCTTCTCCGCCGAGCATATAGAAAAATTACGCAGGGCAATCGGAACAGTCCCCTACGCAGACTATGTTTACTGTATGTGCTATCTTGGCTTTCGCCCTTCTGAATTTTTGGCGCTGGATGTCAAAAACTATGATCGAAAATCCAAAACACTGGTTGGGGGCGCAAAAACGGAGGCAGGAAAAAATCGGACCGTCACGATCAGCCCGAAGATACAACCAATCATCGACCGCTTGGCGGCAGACCGAATTTTCGGCGCTCTTTTCTGCAACGACGCGGGAGATTTTTTTCGGTACGACAGATTTCGAGACGCCGTTTTTTATCAGGTCTTGGAGCAATCCGGCATTGAAAATCCCATTGTAAACGAAAAACACACCTATTCCCCGCACACCTGCCGCCACACGTTTGCCACGCTGATGAAGAATGTACAGGCAGCGGAGAAAGATAAAATGGAGCTGATCGGGCACGCAAGCCCTGAGATGCTGCGGTATTATCAAGATGTGAACCTTGATGATCTCCGAAAAATCACGGATGCAATTTAATTTCGGTTACTCTCTCGTTACTCTCATTCGTTTTGAGGGAAGAATAGAAAAAATCCCGTAACCCTTGCGGTTACGGGACTTTTCTTTGGTCCGAGTGACTGGAATCGAACCAGCGGCCTCTTGAACCCCATTCA